TGCTAAAATTTATGATTTAGTACAGGAATTAGAATCTTTCTTTATAGAGCATCCTTATGTAAATAATATTGCTTCTGTTTTGGGTAGTCATAGACAACAAGATGGTCTTTTAGATTGCTTAGCGCAATTATTTAAGTGCAATGGTGTTCCCATAAATTCTTACTATCAATTTGTGAAGCATAAACAAGAAGAACAAGAACAAGAATAATAATTAACAATTAAATACAATTAAAAATGAGTAAATTTCTAAGTTTAGAGTGGTTCAAAAATAAAGTGGACCACTCAATTGAAAAGGTTATCGAGAGAAAGCTTGATAAATTAGTTGAAGAGGTAGACAACGATAGTTCTCCTCAAGAAAATCCGTACAAAACTATAAAGCTAGTAAACGATGTGCTTACTATTGTACTACATGATGATTCTATAATAGCTAAAGTAGATGCTACTGAAGATGATTATCATGCTGCAGAGTCAGCTGTTACTATTGGAGATCTCTACACAATCGTTAGTGACCCTAATGTAGTTTCTGAAGTTGCAGAGAGAGATAGATCAGAAAGAAGATTAAAAGCTCTTAGAAAGGGCCTTGTGATACTAGAAGAAAGTGGTGAGTTTGTCCTTGATGGAGATTCAGTTTACTTTAAAGGTATATCTAGATCTTTACCACAGTTGCTTGTAGAAGAATTAATTGAAGCTGTATCAGGCGCACAGTCACTCAATATACCTCTTAGTGAGCATGATGAGTATCAATCTCTCAAACGTTTCTTTATGTGGTGTGCTCTTAATCCAAGAGCTGAGGTAGCACATGAGTTGTATAGATTTCTAAAGGAGAACAGTTTCCGTATTACTAAACAAGGATTCTTTGTAGCATTACGTAACGTTGTTACTCTTCATGGATCCCCACAGCTTGTACACTTTATCTCTAACACTTACAACAAAGTAAAAGCTGTTTGGAAGAAGAGTCCAGATGACTATACTGTATTCCTAAAGGACGGTGAGTACAAGTTGATTCATGATGATAAATTATATAATGAAGAAACACATACCAGTACTGTTTGTCCAGATTGTGATGGTGAAGGTGGTTATTATGATGAAGGTGATTCTTATGATGACGAAGATGAGTGGAATGAAGGAGAGTGGATAGAATGTGACGCATGTGACGGTACAGGTGAGGTAGAACCTTATGAGTATATAAATTCTGTAAAAGTAGATCATGGAGAAGAGATAGGTAAACTTACAGCTCTCTATCTAGATCTACCTAACAGACATGAGAATCGTTTTACAGATGATTGGACTAAAACATTTGACATACGTATTGGTAAAGTGGTTAATATGCCACAGGAAGATTGTAACTGGTCAACACAAGATTGTGCTGCAGCTGGTTTACATTTTACTTCTGACCAGATACATTATGTAGGATGTGGTGATCAATCTGTTCTTGTTCTTATCAACCCTATGAAAGTGGTTGGTATTGGTACACATAAAGGTAGATGTTTTGAGTATTTACCAATTATGACTGTACCTAGAGAAGAAGCAACAAGTATTCTACATGACAATCAGTTTGATACTCTTCAGTTAGATGAGGTGTATGCTGTACGTGAACTTGATGATTTGCAAAATAAAGCCAAAGAAGGTTTTGCAAAAGAATCTAACAAGTATGAGTTTAGCTTACCAAATATATCTTCTGTAGATGTCCGTAACATCATTGGAAGTCTTGAAGAGATGAAAGCTGAAATTACTGCAAGAGTTCGCATGGTAGATTAATAAATTAGGGGATAACATTTATTTGAATTATATTTGTTATCCCTTTAATTTTAAAATTATGGCAAAAAAAACAATAAAAAAACCAAGAATAGCTCGTACTAGAAACGCTGGCACAATGACAGAATCCATGTTTTGGTCTATGTTAAGAAGTGCACTTAGGCAAAAAAGTAGATGGTGGAAACCAATTGGTGAGTGTAAAAAGTTAGCTCAGCGAGCATACAAAGGTCCTAACAAAAGACAGAAGTGGGAATATGAATGTAGTAAGTGTAAAGGTTGGTTTAAAGCAGACGCAGTTAATGTAGATCATATAGAGCCTGCAGGAAGTTTAAACTGTTCAGAAGACTTAGCTCCATTTGTAGACACACTCTTTTGTGAACAGGAAAACTTACAGGTGCTTTGTAAAACTTGTCATGATCAAAAAACACAATTAGAAAAACAGTTAAAGCAATTTAAAAGGAAGAAAAATGGATAAAGAATTATTAAGACAAATAACTCAACCAAGTCACTATGACTCACTGAATACATTAGATGTAATAGACTTTTGTCACCAGTATAATATTTCCTTTTCGAGAGGTAATGTGGTTAAGTATCTCACTAGAGCAGGTCGTAAAGACAATGAGTTAGAAGATTTAAACAAGGCTTTAGAATACTTAACTAGAGAAATTAAACATGTTAAAAATCGTACATTATGATCACAGGTGTTAAAACAACAGACATACAGGAAGTTGACATAGTCGTTAGAGAGATTAAGAATGCTCCTACTAATTACGATAAGACAGAAAGAGTGTTAATAATAGATGCTGATAGCATTATGTATTTTTCATCACACTTTCCTGAAGACTCTCTGATGGAGTTTCCAACAGAAGAAGATAGAATAGAAGAAGCTAAGTATAGAACTAGAACTAAGTTACATGAGATATTTAATAATGTAGAAGAGTTTTACAACATAAAACAGAGCTTTATATTTATAAGAGGTCGTAGCAACTTTAGATATAAGTTATTTCCTGACTATAAATCTAATAGAAAGCAAAAAGATCCATTGATTCCAATAATCTCATCTTATATGCTAGAAGAGCTCAGTGCTATACCATCTATAGGAGCAGAAGCAGATGACTATGTTTATGATGCTGTACAATTGAGTAAAGGTAATTGTGTTGTAGCAGCTATAGATAAAGATGTATTTTATAATTGTCCTGATGTACCTTTCTATAATTATAGAAGTCACGGTAATACTTTAGGAGAGTTTAAGCATATATCTAAGGAAGAAAGTAGACTAGCTATAGCAGCCCAAGTGGTGATAGGAGATAGTGGTGATGGAATTCCAGGAGCTTATGGAGTTGGTAAAGCTTGGTGTAGAGATAACATGCATATAGGTATGACAGACTATCAGTTTACCAAAGCTATACTTAAAGCCTATTTAAAGTCATGCGGTGGTGATAGTCAAATAGCTAAACAGCAAGCAAGATTATATTACAGTGTGCTAAAGTTGTACACACAAGAAGAATTAAAAACAATTAAAAACAGCCAATGAAAAAAACAATAACAAGCATATTTATGGTACCCACCCTTAATGTGCCAAAAGATGCATTACTAAACAATGGATTTCTAAATGCTTATGTTGGAGATGTAGATAAAGATATACAGTATGAAAATTCTGTATATCTTTTATTCTTACCAAAAGACATAGAGCAATTTAGAGAATTCTTAGATGATGAGTATGAAAGAACTGAGTCTGTTATAGACGATTATGATTATCCTAATGGTTATGTAATAATAGTTTATAAATTAAATCATAAATTTAAAAATGATTACAACTTAATAAAAGAAGGAAGATACTCTGAGACTTCTAAAAAGTTTCAAGAATTATTCTCTAGAGTGGTAAAAGTAAAAAAGAATGGTCTTCATAGAGATCATGTGTCTTTACAGTATAGAATCTTTAACAAAACAGAAGATATGATTGAATACTGGGAAAGTAAACTTGGTATTGAGTTTACTAAAAATCTTGAAGTGTGGGATGGGTATGATATTGCAAAAGAAACATTAAACATTGAATTAATAACAAAAACTGAATTAGTATGAAAACAATTGAAATTTTAAGAGCAAACAAGAAAGCTGGAAACTACATTAAAGAATGGTTTCTAGAGAAATTAGCAAACAATATAAAAAACTTTAAACGTGATGAGAGTTTTAAGGAGCTTATGTCTAATACAACAGTTACCGATGAGCAAATAGATACTATTATATCAGAAGCTCCTAGAAACTTACTAGATCTGCTAGATGATAAAGGTGTGATGATAAGTATAGTTGCAAAAGATGAAAGTTTTTCAGGTAACATATACAACGCTCGTACAGAAGAACAATTTGATATTGATAAACATGCTACTAGAAAAGAATTTGATGTATCTGCATTACAAAAAGCTTTACCTATACTTGAAGAAAACCTTGCAGCTGCTGAAGATCAAGGGGTTATAGAAGATGAAAAAAAAGAAGATGAATAATGAGAACAATTGGAAAAATTATAGTAGATTTACTGTCCGATAATCAAGTTTCAGCTGAAGAAGCTGAGATGCTAATCACACACCTTTCAGACAAAAAAGAACCCTTAGGTATATCACCTGAGAGGACTTCTAGTCCCTATTGGTATCAAACAACAACATAATCATGAGAACAATAAAAGAATTTAATGACTCTTATGAGTTAATTTGTGATGGTGGAGGGCTTGTAATAGATGTTCCATCTGTAGTACAGTTTTTAAACGTAGCATTTTCTGACTTTTTAAAAGTGGAAGGTTTTAGATACAAACAAGTATCAACAGTTCGTGGTATTCCTAGAGTTGAAACTAACCTACCAGATATTATGCCTTATGTAGGAAACGTTATGCATTCCGAGTTAGAGGATAAAATCTCAATATTATTAAAAGTAGAGTTTGAGATTGAAGAAAGATTACGGTCAATAAACTTAGACAAACACGGTAAACCATTATCAATATGAACAAAAACATTTTTATGCCAAGGGTAAATATTCTACCCTATGAGTATCCACAATTATTAGCTTACAAAGATGCTATCAGACATTCCTATTGGATAGACACAGAATT